TTCTGATTTTACAGACTACACATTCTTTTCTTAAACCTCAGAAAAATATGTTTCGTATGTACCTGTAAACAATGACTTGAGGTTTAAGAAAAGAATGTGTAGTCTGTAAAATCAGAAACCCCGATTGGTGTCGGGGTTTACACTGATTGGTATAAAGGATCGAGTTGCTGCCTTCCTTTATATCAATCCTAAGAATTTAACGCAATATACAATAATTCTTTTAGGATTCACCATGCACGAAGGCTTCATAAAAATACCAAGATCACTTCTAAAAAATGCCTTCACAATCTGCTTGAATTATAAAAATGGAAGTCTTAGTCTAGAAAATCAAAAACCTCGATTTGTCGTCGAGGTCTTTGAAAATTTATATATTCGAAAAAAGGTTTGCGCCTCGAATATACAAATTTTGCCGATTTATCTACAACTGCAAAAATTATTTGAGGTTTTCCAGTGTCAGATTCCTTCATAAAACTCATGAGATCAGAAAAGACCGAATGGCTTCTTACCAAATACCCAAATGCTTTTCTCCTTCTTTGTCAGATTGCTTTAAGAGCTAGACGTACACCAAATTCACCAGATGGTCTTGATATGGGTGAAGCTTTGATTGGTGATTATCAATCAGCAGGGATTCAGACAAGAGGAGAATATAGACATGCATTAGACATTTTGATTCTTAATAAAATCTTAATAAAAGTCGAAACTTGCCGAAATCGCAAAAAAGCAACCACCGGAACAACCACCACTGGAACTAAAGTAAGATTGTTAGATTCAACAATTTGCGATATAAATTTAGAAGACAACAACCACCGAAACAACCACCGAACAACCACCGAACAACCACCGAACAACCATGAAGAAGAAGCGAAAGAAAGAAAGAATATAAAAAAGAGCGAAAAAGAAAGCGAAAAAGAAAAAGTCGCATCGCCGCCCCCTTCGCTCGCTTCTTCGCCGCCTTTTTGTGTAAAAAACACAGAGGAAGACCTAAAAGTTTTGATGATTTTTGTGAGTGAAAACAATCTTTCAATTCGTCAACATGTTCTTGGTGATTGGCTCAAGAAATACGAAAGCAATTACATCGTCAATCAGCTGGCAATAGTCATGAAGAGGAAGCCGAAAAACATTGAGGCTTTGATGAATAAGGCTCTTAAAGAAGATTTCGCAGATGAGACAATTCGCAAGCATGATAATGCCAATTTTGCTATGATGATCAAGAACGAAAATGATTGGAAAGACTTAAAGCTTAACAAGTCATGTTGCACAAACACATTGACGGGGAACGATTACCAATATCACTTGCCGAGACAAACTTTTAAAGATGCGCTACTCAACAGTTTTAGGAATATGAATATATTGGAGAATGCCAATTAAACGCATTCTAAGACATCAAGGTGACCACAAATATATAAAAATGAGTCTGAAGTCAAATAAGAGAAGATAACGCAACCTAGAGCCTCCTATTAAGTTCTACAAAAAAAGGAGTAACATGTACAACATAAATCAAAAAAATAGAGAATTTGTGGTTTTCGGAGATAAATGCTTGAGGATATCGCAGATGCTTAGCATCACCATCGAACATGATGAAGATGATGATTTATGGGACGTCAAAATTGTCTTACTTACAGGTGATAAATTGTATGGATGTAAAGATAAAGAAGAAGCTACAGAATTATTTCTATGTATCATAAACCAATTATCTTAAGGAGTTAAGATGTCTACAGTAAATGAAAATAAGAGAGAATTCATGATTTTTAAAAATGGATGCTTGAGGGTATCACAGATCCTTTCCATCTTAATGGAAGAAGATGAAAATGACGACTGTTGGTATATCAAAATTGTCTTACTTACTGGAGAAAAAACGAAAACATATGGATGTAAAGATTTTTATGAAACTTTAATATCATTAGAAAATATGCAAAACCAATTATATTAAGGAGTTAACATGTCTGAGCTAAACATCGAGATCATGGAATTTTATCCAATAGATCGTGATCCTAAAAAACACAAGAGATTCATAGGCACTCTGCAAATCTACCTTGTCGATGAGGACATTGAGATCAGCGGCATTGGTGTGTTCATGTCCAATTCGAAATGGTACTTTAACCTTCCAAGTCGAAAGCTTCTTGTACCTGATCCAGTCAATGGAGCGACCATGTATTTAAACGTTCGTTTCAGGAGCAAAGAAAAACAACTCGAACTCATGAAATTCTTAAACACAAAAGGTATAGAATTTATTTTAGAAAAAGCTAAAACACAACAGGGAGTCAAAAAATGTTCATAAATCTTGTAGATGGAACATACCTCAATGCTGATCTTATTTTGAGCTTCTATGTCGTCGATGAAAATCCGATTTCCATCAACTGCTGCACGATAAATGCTCAAGTCTTTGTCTTGGGTTCAGGATTTGAAGACGTGGAAGAGGCCCAAAATTCTCTTGATCAATTTTTAATAAATAACAACCTAATCTAGGAGGAAATCATGTTCGAGGTAACTCAATACAAAGAGATCAATAAAGGCTCTCTCAAGGGCACCTTTAACCTAAAAATACCGAAGTGGGGCAACTTTATCATCCGTGATATGCTGTATTTCAAGAACGATAAGAATCGCTGGCTATCTTTCCCAGGAAAGGAATATGTGAAAGATGATCAGAAGAAATATTATCAATACAACGTTTTTGAAGATCCTGAGACGGACAAAGCATTCAAAGCAAAAGCTATGGACTCTTTAGACTTTTTCTTCTCTCAGAATCAAGGTATTGAGATGACTCAGCAAATGGATGAAGCTCCACCGTTCTAAAAAAGGCCGCATTTTAAGCGGCCCAAAGGTCATCAACTCACAACTTGCCCCACCATCCGAGTGGGGCAATAGTAGAGAATATATCACGACCTCAATCTGTCAAAAGAGGAAATTTTGTGCAACAACAATTAGTTTTGAAACTCGAGATACCCATACGTACTTATTCCGAGGCCAATGTAAGTGAGCACTGGTTCAAGGCAGCTAAAAGGCATACGGCACAAAAGGACATGGTGCGATTGTATTGGTTGAAATCTCCCAAAAAAGGAATCACAGTTCCATGCACAGTCAAACTCACAAGGATAGGTAAGCGATTGCTAGATTCTGATAATCTTCAGGTCAGCTTTAAATGGATTCGTGATAAAGTAGCAGACATACTTATCCCTCAGCAAGCGGCAGGACAAGCCGACGGTGATCCGCGCATCACATGGCTATACGATCAAAGAAAGGGGCCATACTCGATTGAGATTGAGATTTACAAAGATTATGTTCCAAGATCTCTAGACGATATTCTAAATCCTGTATTCTTTTAGCCTGCACGTTGATCTGGGCATATGTACCTCTTCGCACCTTATCACTCGATCTTTTGAGATCGTCAGCAATCCGAATAAATGTTTCTTCTTTCGAACTAAAAAAATCATATTGTACCATCGCAGTCATATGGCCTACTTTATTTGTGAATGATTTTAATCTAAATAAAAGTTAAGATCAAATGAAAAAATTACTTGACGTTTCATTTCCATATATTTTATGAGATATGTACGGAGTCAAATCTATATGTACGAAACAAATCATGGACCCAAAATCTATTGGCTAGGAGTAAAAATGGACAAACTCATCAATAAAGTTGAAAAAGATGTTAGGAAACCTAACATGAAGAAATTTGACAAGGACATAAAAACACTCAAGAAAGCTGACAAGAAATTCGATGCTAAGCTTGATAAACGCAAAATCAAACACTAATGTAAAGCGGATTTACATATGAAATGTCCTAAGTGCGATTCGTCACATTTCGATGCTAAGATCATCAAGAAATGCTATGGTAAGAATGATGTAAAATGGGTCTGTCAGGTATGTAAACACGTCACTACACGGGAGTCGAATGGAAAAGATAGTATGGCATCTAGAGACGAGGAAAATATCAGAGCTACGTGATTATCACAAAAACCCAAGAAGATTGACAAAGGATCAACGAGATCATATCCAGAAATCGATTGAAAAATTTGGTATAATAGATAAACCCATTGTGAATTTAGATAACACAATCATCGGGGGACATCAAAGGAAGAATGTACTTCTGAAGATGGGTATAGATGAAGTTGAGTGCAATATACCTTCTCGTCCTCTTGATGAGAAAGAGATTGAAGAGCTGAACTTTCGTCTCAATGGAAATCATGGTGAATTCGATGATGATATATTAGCCAACCAATACGAATTTGAAGAGCTTATCCAATGGGGATATGAGCTCATAGAACCACCTGAAGAGAAAGAAGAGAAGAAAAAGTTTTACATAAAAATAGACTTCAAATCAAGTGAAGATGTGGAAGCAATCAGAGATAAGATTGAAGATCTTGTCTCATCATATGATGCAAAAATAAAGGTGAAGAATGCCTAAAAAGATTGAGATAATCAAAAAAGATGCCTTTAGACCACAAGTAAACATCGATTGGAATCTAGTCGACAAACTTCTGGAGGCAGGCTGTAAAACCACAGAGATAGCCGCTCATATTGGTTGTTGTCCAGATACTCTCTATGTTAGGTGTACAAAAGATAAAGGGCTGACTTTTTCAGCATATTCACAGGAAAAGAAGCAAAAGGGTGAATCTTTGCTACGTGCAGCCCAATTCAATAAAGCTATGAAAGGGGACAACACAATGCTCATCTGGTTAGGTAAACATCGCTTAGACCAGCATGAGAACGTAGCTGTTGTCAATGATGATATCTTAAAGAAATTCGATGACAACATGAAACAATTGAGAGAACTTCAAATTGCTCGTAAAATGGAGGAAACCAATATCAGCAGTGATTCAAAGTCACGATGAGTCACCGGGCTCGTAAGAGCATGAGAAGGCAGATTATCATAAGCTGCGATCATATCATCTAACATCTTGAGAAGATCTTCACGACTTGTTTTAGAGGGTATTTCTGTCACAACATCCTTTTCCTTTTCCACTACTTTGACATTTATCTCTTTCCCATCATTATCAATTCTTATGATGTTAGCAAAATCATTTGCGAACACCTCAAATTTAGACTCACCACCTGATATGGCAATTTCCCCGCATTTACATGCGATGTAGTCATATTGATGATAGGACTCGATTACAGACTTGCAGAGGCGGCATTTTGCTCTATTCATAAATAAATGGGGCATCGCTTATTACAAGGGCCCTAAACTCCTTCTACGCGTGGTAGAGAAATAATATTAATACCACAAAGTGATTGTTAAAAACAAATTTTATATTTATAGGAAAAGGAAACTTAAACCATTATGAGGTAGGATGATTATTCACGGTGATTGTCTCGAGGAAATGAAGAAAATGGATGCTAACTCGATTTCTTGCATAGTCACCGACCCTCCCTATGGTTTAGGTTTCATGAATAAGGATTGGGATGCGGGATTACCTCATCATGACATATGGAAAGAGGCATTAAGGATATGTAAGCCAGGGGCATTTCTTCTAGCATTTGGAGGAACACGCACCTATCATCGTTTGACATATGCGATTGAAGATTCAGGATGGCAAATTAGAGATTGTATCATGTGGATTTATGGATCGGGGTTTCCTAAGAGTCATAATCATTTCGGTCTAGAAGGTTACGGAACTGCCCTTAAACCTGCATATGAGCCTATCATAATGGCAATGAAGCGATGTGAAGGGACATATGCACAGAATGCACAGAAACATGGACAGGCGGGGATTAATATTAATGAGTGTAGAATTGCATGTAATGGTGATCTCTTGGGACGAAGAAATAAAATAGGGCGTAATGGTCAGTTTAATACATATGGAGGAGATAATCGAGCTGTGAATGATCCTATTGCAGCAAATGGCCGCTGGCCGGCCAACGTCATTTTCGACGAAGAGGCTGGGAGAATGCTTGATGAACAGAGTGGGAATTTGAAGAGTGGCTTAATTAGCCCACACCACAAAATAAATCAATCGCGTTCCACGATTTATGAAGACGGTTTAAAGGAAACAACAGGGTTGCAATCTTTCGGAGATTCGGGCGGCGCCTCTCGCTTCTTCTATTGCGCTAAGGCCTCATCTTCTGAACGTGGTAAAGACAATAAGCATCCCACAGTCAAGCCTATCAAGCTAATGGAATACCTCATCAAGCTCGTCATGCCTCCTAAAGATGGTCTCCTCCTCGATCCTTTCGCAGGCTCTGGCACAACAATCCTCGCAGCGAAAAGATTAGGGTTTAAAGCTATTGGCATAGAGAAATGTCATGAATATTGTGAGATTGCTAATGCTAGGATTGATTCTGAGAAATCATTGATGTTCGGTTAAAAACGGATGATTTCGTCTACGGTAATGAAGGTAAATACCTCCAATGAGTAACTTCTGGAAATCCAGATATATCAATACGTAAAAATGTTTTATCATCATGCCATGTAGCACTCCTAAACCATGATTCTTCTTCTGGATTATCTGAAAAATATTCTTCTTCATACCATCCTATACTTATCTCTTTTCCATCAGTAATTAGATAAGAATATTCCATTCCATTCATAGATGGTATGATATCTACACAATTCCATCTATTTCGATTTCCATTTTTCTTCATGAAAAACCTTTAAAAACGGATGTTTTTGTCACCGGTAACACAGGGAACATCCAACCTAGTGATCCTCCTTTACCTCGTGTCTCACCAACGCCCCAGGAGCATATTAAGGATATATGCTACACCTCACTCCGGTACTAGTACGGAGTTAAAAATCAATAATCCTTAGGTTTCTCTAACATCATGAAATGCGTTATCTTCCCCTCTCTTTCTTGTGACAATGGGAAAACACCAGAATCTGCAGGATGAAAGCAAATATAAAATTGATTATCTTCTTCATCATATTGACAAATAGCAATCGTTCCTTTCCAAAGGACAATAAATTGAGATTCATCCATAGGAAGATATGATCTAACATTCACACCTTTTGGAAGGGTAATCCATGCGAGTCTAGGTAGATGTTCTAAAATAGTCGATTTAGGTTTCCCTAAATCTAGGTTAACTTTTTCCACGTCATCATCCTTCGTTAATTTGTAATATACCCACATGATAAGTATATAGAAAAACAAAAATTCCACTAATCACACTCTTTGCAACTCAACTCTTGAGGCATAATATTCTTCATAACCATCACAGCCTTAATAGTAGAAACATCTTTCTCGATTGCAGCCATGCTTTTATATATTTGCAAATGTTCTTCATGCACGCGAGCAAATTTATCATCAACCCTATCAAATTTTGCGTTCATCCAATAAAAATGAACGAGCAAAACGCTCACAGTTATAGCCATATCAGAATGTCTTGAAAACCATTCCTTCACAATTTATTCCTCCCACAAATATTTCCAGTGCGTCACACTAACAACCTCTTGCTTATCTTTGATGCTATGTTTGCACGATTTCACAAAGTACCATCCACCTGGTGATGTCATAAACACACCACGAAGATCGTTCTTAGGATGACAGTCGCATTGTGCTTTATGAGTGCTCTTCATTCCAACGCGTCTGCCACTATCTGGCAACTTGTCTTTAACACTAGTCCATTGGGTCATTTAATCCTCCTGACATCTACATTGTCGCAAGAATCCATCTATATCTTCGCAAAAATAATCATAGTATATATCATTTTTGATATCACCATTCTCTTTCTTGAAATCTGCTTTCCATTGTTCCTTAAGGGCACGTACTTCATCACAAGTATATTCCCTTCTGGGTGGTTGAGGACCTCTCTCATAGCGGGCCATTTTGCATCTTCCTTTCATGAGCCCTCTACGACATGATTCGAACCACATTCAGGGCATCTACTCCCTTTGTTTTTCTCTTCGATGGCGCATAGACGTCCATGAAAATCTCTCATCTCTCGATTGATCTCTTCTTTCCATGATTCTATCCTATGTTCAAATGTTTTCATGTCTGAGCGTAACCATGAAAAAAGGGCTATATTCGTTCCTAGAATTGTTATGATCGTTGGCCAGTCCATTTTGTCCTCCTAGAGTCTGATAATGGCTATTATGGTTAATTCAAAAAATCTTTCGATCCTACACATCTCACATATCATTGTCAACAGGTAAATCGGGAAGATACATCCAATAATCGACATCATCTTTTCTAATGTCTTCCAATGTATCTGCAGGACGAAAATGTCCGTCTATACAATCACCCACATAATAACCAAAACAACAAATTTCTTCAGTATTGTCTTTTACATGAAAGACTATCTTTTTGAAGTCATAATCTAAAGGCACACATGTCTTAGTGGAATACCAAACAGTCTTCACAATGACCCCTCGTCAACATCCATCGTATGATTGAGAAAATTCGCATATTGAACATATGATGATAATTTTTTGTAGAGTTCTTTGGAAGCAAATAAAAAATCTGTTGCTTCAGCACAATTCATATAGAGCATGATCAGCTTTATCTCATGTATCGACAGCTCAACGCTCATCTCAAATACGCCTGTTAATCATTTGATTTTGGTTTCATGTTCTCATCACATCCTGTCAACATATGAAGAAGGCATTTAACGAACATTTGTCTAAATTCGATTGTAAAACATTCTTCATGAACATTAAATGAATTAATTAGAATGGATGCTTTTTTTAAATGATCTAAGGTTTCTTGACCTTTTTCACTTTTCAAAAATCTATCGTATTCTTCTTTTCCTGAAATTGCTCCATAACAGATACATGGCATACAATGTCCCCCATTTTTATCCCAATTCCTTCACTTCACAATCTTCTGCCACATTTTTCATGATTAATTTAATGGCTACTGATTTATCTCTTTCCACCAAGTGTATCTCAACAAGTTCACCTGATTTAATTTTTTTGATAGTGAATTCTGACCAATATTTCAAGTATTCACGTGCTTTCTCTTTCTCTTCATCATTATCACAGGGGACCCATTCACCATAATATGAAAACGCATCTTCCTCTCGTTTTGTAGTTCTAAAATGAGAAGAATTAAAACATGAAATCAGATTCTTTCTTAAATCTTCTGTAGAATGATTTATAGGTGTTTTTATTGTCGCTTCTTTTACATCAAGAGCATTGATCAATTCTTCTATTTCATATTTACTCAAAATAATACCAATTTTCCTTCCTTCATATTTCTCATCATTGCCCATGTTTTTCATTTTTCCTTTCTTTTATCCTGTAAATATTTCACCATCGCTTCTCTTTTTCTTTCGTATACATTTTCATCCACATCATACAAATTATTTATAACACAATACCGCATATTGATAAGACTGCCCATCAACTCGCAATCGAGAGGTTCGGTGCTGCTGCTCAACATACAGCTAAGCAAATATTCGAGCTGTTCTTTAGTCAGTTCGATTACCATATTCCCCTTGTGGATTTGGGGTTTTTGGGATAGCTATCCAATGTGTAATATCAAGCGGTATATTTTCTTCAAGTTCCGGTTTTATCCACGTGAAACACGCGTTCATTGGATTATAGTAAGCTATAAATATAGCGGAAGACTTTCTACAATTAGTCACAAGAAGATATGAAGATTCTTCAGGTAGTTTGACATTAACGCTGATCCATTCCACAACATCTCTCCGTAAACATTCTCTGTTTATCTCTCACAATCACGCCTATGTATAACTCACGAGCCTTTTCATAGTCCACCTTGAACTTGCTTTGATAATAAGGGATTGAGTTATACCCTGTCTTCTGGAAGTGGCTCCAGGCTAGCTCTTGTAGGTTTTTCACTTATCTCTTCCAATATTATTTCTCTTAATGTTCCTAATTTGATCCTATAATAAACAGTTATTTCACTGTATTTTAGTATTTCTTCGATATGATAAACAATTAAGTTTAAACGAAAAGCACGTTTCGCATCTCTATCCATCATTTCCCCTTATTCCTCTCCTCAATAGCGCACAAACGCCCGTGGAAGTCTTTAGATTCTTGTATTACTTCATACATAAGCGCTCTAATAGCTTCCAATTTCGCATCTGTTGCTCTCACATCGGATCTTGATTCTGTTCGATTCCATATGAAAAGACCAAAGACGCTGATAAAAAATATAGAAAATTGTGTCCAGTCCATATTTCACCTCCTGTTAGAGCTAAATCATATCATATCGCATCATTAACCTAAACGAAATAATGTCTAAATACATAAAATATTTCCTATTGCTTTATTATAAATTATTTATTTTAATGCGGTTAATCCAATCGTCAGCCCGCGTTAGAGGCAAAGGGTAAAAAATGACAGAAGAAGTGAAAGATGTCCAGACAAAAACTCAAGAAAAACCATCAGATAAAGAATTAAATTTCAGGATGCTTGAAGCCAAATATGAGAAGCAACTCGCTGAGGAAAGAACGGCGAGAATCGAAGCCGAAAGAATAGTCGAAGATAGAAAGAAATCCACCTTACATGATGATGATGACGACGATGAGCCCTATGTTGATGCAAAGAAATTAAATAGAAAATTGCAGAGATTCGGTGAGCAAGCTCAGAAGCAAACACAAACGGAGATTCAAAGAGCTGTCTTCATGGCATTACAAGAGGAAAGAAAATCCTCATGGATAAAGCAGAATGCCGATTTCTATGATGTATTACAAAAACATGCGGAAACATTGGCTGTCAGAGCACCTGACCTTGCCGAGACCATTTTAGATATGCCTGAAGGTTTCGAAAGACAAAAATTAGTCTATAAAAACATAAAGGCTTTGGGTCTTGATAAGCCCGAACAAAAACAATCATCCATACAGGAAAAAATCGATGCTAACCGACGTAGCCCTTATTATCAACCTTCTGGTGTGGGGAGTGCTCCTTATGCTAGTGTTGGGGATTTTAGTCCAATAGGACAAAAGCAAGCCTATGAGAAACTTCAAGAACTTAAGAGAAATCTAAGAATTTGATGTCTTATGTGAGACTATGTAGTGTTTGCGACAAACATGTTTTATCTGATCGATATGCAGATTGGCCTTTGTGTGAGATACATAAAGATCACAATCAGCCAATCTGTCCTAAATGTAAAAAACGTCTAAATAATGCCTCTTATTTGTCGATGGGGATCTCAATGAAATGTTTCGATTGTGATTATATATTGACAAATTAAAAATATAATTGATATATGTGGAATCACGCAGTCCAGCGTTAAGGACAAATCGCGTATGGGATTCGCACCCCGATGGATATGATCGAGAACTGACGTAATTAGGCTCGTCTACCGATCATCATATCAAAATAAACTATTCATCAAAGTTTGATATGGCACAGATTACCACAACGGGTAATTTGGGACCTCTTATTCTCCAGAGTTTAGCTCCGGCGATGTTGTATGTCCCAACCCCGACTATGAATTATATTACGGTGTGCGACAAAGTTTCCATGCCGGCTAATGGAGGTACTACTTGCCGCTTTATGCGTCCAAGAGCTCTCCAACCACCCACTGTACAGTTGGGAAATTCGGGTATAGATCCCCCAGCACAAGTTCCACAAAGAGATATCATCGATGCTCAAATGGCATTCTTTGGTACTGGCTGCATTATTAACGAACAAGTCATTCTACAGGACCAAGAAGGCGTTCTTGCTTGGGTATCTGAAAGACTTGCAGTTGCTATGAGACAGGCTGAAGATTTGATCCTTAGGGATTATGTCATCTCAGCAGCCACACAGATCAATGCTGGTGGTGGATCTAATGGCGACAATCCAACAAACCTGGGTATTTCAGATTTTAGCTTAGTCGCTACTACTCTAGATACCAATAACGCTTATAAGTTTATGACAGGTATTGAAGGCATGGATCGCTTTGGAACGGGCCCTGTGCGTTCGGCATACTTTATGCTGACATCTACTGAATTACAAACAGATATGGATGCTTTGGTAGGTGCTGGATTTTTGTCACAGTGGAATTATCCAACAAACGCATCTGCTTTGCCAAGTGAATATGGATCAGTATTTAATATTCGTATTTTGACAAGTTCAGAAGCTCCCGTTTCTCGTGCTGCTTCTGCAAACGCTCAAGACGTTTATTACAACACAGTCCTAGGTAAGCAGGCTATCACACATATAAATCAAGATGGTTACTCCATGAACTTGATTTATCGTGACCCATATTATTCTGGAATGTTAGCCCAGAACGCAACTCTTGCTGTTAAATTTGCTCAAGCACAAGCAATCACTCAAGATACTGGTATCAGAACCCTACTTTGCACTCGCTTAAGCGCGATTGCAGGACCATAAGGAGTGATTATATGGCAGAATATTCAAGATTAGCAAAAGGTAAATTTACATCTACAGGTTTTGCGCAACCTATCACGTTGCCGTTTCAACCTGATTTCGTAGAAATGATCAATTATAGCGTCGCTAATGCGGCTCCTTCGGCAAATGCTGTTTTTAAAGCGTCGTGGGATTCCAATATGGGGCAAGGTTTCGCTGTTGAAGAAACCTATAATGCAACTCCTGTTCTTGTTGCTGATACCGTTACAACGAATGGTATTAGTACATTTTCAGCAGGGCTATCGTTCCAATTTGGGCCTATAAACCAACATAACGGCTCGCCTGTATCTGAATTTTCTATGACAGCCGCAAGTCCTGTTGTTGTAACCACAGTGGGTAACCATGGTTTACAAACTGGTGATGTTGTCATTTTCTCTAACTTGTATCAAACATCAACGACAGGGATGCAGCAAATGGCTGGTATTCCTTTCATGATTACAAGAACAGGGGCAACGACATTCTCAGTAAATTGGAATGCAGCGGGTTCAAACTATACTGCGTTTAATACTGCTACATCTACAGGTAATATTGGTTCGTTTAAGAAACTTCTTTACCCGAATCTCTATTTCCCAGGTGATCAGATTATCAGTGCGGTAACGACAGGAACTACTACCACCATCACAACTACAATGCAAAATAATTTTGTTGTAGGGCAGGAAGTTGGTTTTAGAATTCCTACTGTATGGGGTCCAAGTCAGCTGAATGAGCTACCAGATGTTCTCATTCCTGGATCACCCATTTATGGATATATTGTGTCACTAACCAACTCAACTACATTTGTGGTTAATATTGATTCTACGGGGTACACGGCGTTTAATCCTAATCAGCCGTTTGCTAACTTCCGTGGCCTATCTTATCCTCAAGTAGGAGCCGTTGGAGATGTTAACACGGGTGGAGTGCAGATCTCTGCAGGTTCTCCATTGTATCCACCACCTCAGTATTCTTATGCATCACTAAACGATAGTAGTACCATCAATGGGCCTGCTATTCAAGGTGCTTTTGTCAACAATACCTCTCAGGGTTTCATTATAGGAACCGGAGCTGGTACTAACTTGACAGGATCTGTTCTAGTAGGTGCTACAGGTAACGTGATCTATTGGAGAGCATTTCTCCATGATTATAGTCGACCTTAGAAAATATTAACCGAATACCCCCTACCTCACGGGGGTATTCTTTTATAGGAAAATCATGTCAAATACAGTCATCACCTATCCTATAAGCCCTTACCAAAATGTTCCTATAGAGCCACAATATTATTTACCGAGTCAATTCTTTATCTCTGCCATCACCTTAGGAACAACCACTACAGTGACGACCACAGTCAATCATAATTATGTGATCGGTCAGCAATGCAGATTACTTATACCTAACGGATTTGGATCAAGACAACTGAATGAAAAGACAGGGTTCGTCACCTCTATTCCAGCAGCCAATCAAGTGGTTTTAACTCTTAATTCTCAAGGTGTTGATCCTTTTATCAATGCGACTTTAAACACAAAAGCTCAGATCGTGGCTATGGGAGATATTAATACCGGCGCTCAAAATGCTAATGGACCGTTATATATGAGCACTTTCATACCTGGAAGTTTTATCGATATATCGCCAATTTAAAATTTGATTTTGAATTATAATATCTCTATAAGAAGTTCAAGATCAAAAAAAGGAGATCTATGACAAAGAAGCCAATGCCCAGCGATTCAGAGTCTCAAAAAGAGCTCGACAGAGTAGAAAAACAATTCGAGGAATTTGATTCTAAAGTGCAAGAATTGACTCTTGATCGTATGAATGCGGCACCAAAAGAAGAACAAGAGCCGCAGACCAAAATTTCCTCTAAAGATCTGGAAAAATCAAAGGATGTTTATCTTAAACCAATTCGTACTGTTTCTGGTAGAGATAAGTTTAACGAGAAGTTTAGAGAAAAATATGAATTCGATAAACAATACGTTAGATTTATCGCAGAAAATAAAGAACTTATTGGAGAAACGATCGATGTATGGACGAGACCCTATGGTGGAATGCCTGCCGAAGAATGGAAGGTTCCTGTCAATACTCCTGTATGGGGTCCTAGACATCTTGCTGAACAGATCAAACGTTGTAGTTATCACCGCTTGAAAATGGAAGATAAAATCTCTTCACAACAGGGTGTAGGTAGTTTTTATGGAACTATGGCAGTTGATACCATTGTGCAAAGGTTAGATGCTTATGCTGCGCCAGAAAGAAAATCTGTTTTCATGGGAGCTAATAACTTTCCATGAACTTTTTAAGCGACCTGATCACTTATGTTAGAAGATTGATAAAAGCTCCTTCAAATGCTGTCATAAGTGATGCCTTGATCATAGATTACATTAATCGTTTTTGGATCATAGATGTCGATGCTAGGATACAATTATTTGATTTTAAAACCAAATACTCTTTCCAGACAACACCAGGGGTAGATCAATATAATATGCCCCTCTATAACATTCAAACAGAAACGAGCAATCCTGACCAGACAATTGGTCTTTTCCCCGTCTATCAAGGTTTCGTAGGCCCTGCATATGTTAATGGGATAGAGGTGCCTTTGTACACCCAGAAAGCATCCTTCTTCGGTTCATGGGAAAA